GAGTATTTTCACTAGTTATTGTTTCTTTTTCTAGATCCTCGTCCTCCATGTCTTCATGGTGCATCTTAGCACTTAGGGGGGAAATTCTGTTAAGGGTACTCATTTTATGACCAACTCTAGTATCTGTAGCCTCCCAGCCATCTGCAGTTTTTCTATAAACTCTAATTAGAACTGCTGGATCGCCTTCTTCAGCGTTAATAGTAAAGTCTGAGTCTGGAACATTAATAGAACCTGATCTTGAAATTCTTTCTACTTTGCCTCTGGCAGTACCACCAGATGAATTCCATGACACAAAACTTCCAACTGAAATAGAGTCTGCCTTAATAAGATACTCATCTACGACCTTGCCTATTTCTTGATTTTTATTAACGTCATTTGACTCAATCCAGCCAATCTCAGACATATTTCCATTGCAAGAGGGGCAGGAGGCTGATTCAGATTTCTCTGCAATAGCAATCTTATCGCTCTGGCACCAGAAAACATTCTCAGTAGAAAACTCTGTGGCTATGCCAGAAGTTATAATCTCGTCCCCTAGTTTTTGAATAGAAAAAATGTTAGCGAATTGATTAGCGGGAGAGTCAACTAGAGACAACTCCATTAATTCATATTCTTTTACGACTCTTACAGAATTCTCTTCATCTTCTTCATCCATTGAGTTTTCATAGTCAAGGATTCTTCCGCCGATTGAGAAGCCAGTTAGAGTACCGTCTAGAACCATCTGCCAGATATTTTCAGCGCCTTTTGAAATGTAGGCATCAACAAATATGCCGCTATATGTTTTTCCAGATGCTTGATCGTAGAAAGAGTTTTCACGGAATGAAACTATTTTGCCAGCGGGAATAGGTTGATGCATCAGACGCACATTACCTCTAAAGTTTTCAAACGCTTTTCTTGATGCATCTGAAAGCAGAACGTCGCCCTGCCTGTCTATATTATCTAGCGTTGCAAAGCCGCTAACTATACGACGTTCTTCATCGACCTTAGCAATCGGCATAGTTAGGCGTAGGTTGTCGCCGTCTAAATCGAAATGTGCTTTATTAATATCGGTCATAACATTTTAATTATATTATATATACGGTTATTAATTTTGTTGCCTACCATCGCCTTGTGCCGCTCTTCCAAGTTCTGCAGCATCTGACTGATTAGCCGATCTTTCTTGATCTCTTAACCTATTCCCACTAGCCTGTGCATTTTGTTCTGCTGCCTGTGGGCCAGTTAGAATAACAGGCTGATCTCCATTTGGTAGACTTGACTTTCCTAATCTTTCTCTAACTTCATTAGGAACAATAACACGCATTCTTAAATATCTCTCATCTATCTTAGACTGAGTTTCTTCATCTGTAAGAGTAAGTTCATTAAACTCAAATCTAAATATGTCTGTTTTCTCTGCAATAATTTTATTAATTTTCTTTTCTAGTGAATCTTGGGCTGGGCGACATACTTGTTCCTTAAACGTTCTGTCTGATTCTCTTGCAGCGGCAAGACCAATTCCTTCAGTAGCGCCTACTTTAGATGCAGGAACACGATGAGCCATTAGGATTTCATCCTTGTTCATCTTCTTATAATTGTTGAATGATGAGTCCTGGATGTTAGTCTCAACTGGCTCCATCTTCATCTCAACCTTATTATCTGGTGTATCGCCAGGGATTGGAATGATGGCAGTTCTATGTGACTGTCCTCTTAGATTGCCTTGGAAGAACTCAAACAATCTCTCCTCTGCCGCTCTAGACATTTTTGCACCCTTGAGCCAGAAAATATAGCGGGGTACGGCTTTATTCTCAAAGTATTCAAGGTTGAACCTGGAAGCAAATTCATTTCCTGCCATTGCATTTTTAGCAGCAACAATTGCGGGGAGTCCGTAATAAGTATTAGTTGGAGTATAGTTTTTAATATGAATTATCTCGTTTGGACGTTGATCTGTTGTTATTGGGTTCTTTTCTGTACCTTCAAAGTTACGGAAGAAGACCGCTTTGCCTGCGACAATTTGAACGAATCCATCACGCAATCTACGCACTCGCATGGTAGAGGCTGGAATATGACCAACGTAGCCAATCTCCCCATTAACTTTCCTACCGATTTCAATATACCCATTTCCAGTTGACTCCGCATCTATATATGCTTTAATTAATGTCATTGTGAAAGTATCGTCATCGTTTCTACTTTCTAGCCATTCAATTGTTTTTTGTTTTTCTCTAGCGATCTTTCTTCTTGCCCTTGCCAACTGGTCTGTATCGTTAATCTCTTCAATTCTCTGAATAACGTCTAGGGTTGGCATCAGATCGTAACCTAGGCCAACAATATTAGCAACTTTTGCATTAATGGCAGCATAGTTGGGTGCAGATATTTCATAAATCTTTGCAAGAGCAGCAAGATTATACTGTGGCTCAACTACATCAAATACCCCGTAGCCATATCTATCTGGAATTATTTGCTTTGACGTTGCATCATCGCCTGCATACACATTGTTGTCTGCTTGGACGATTTCACCGTTTGTTGTAGTTAGAGCCTTACTTAACTTTCTTCTTGCAGATCTTTTAAAGTTTTGTGACAGACCGTTAAGTTGCAAGATATCTTCTGCATCTTGTTTAAAGTCATCCTGGTCTGCTTTGATCATGGGCTCTGAGGTAGTAGAGCCTATGTGAACGCTATCAATCCAAAGATCTTCTTGTTCGTGCTGCATCTCTCCACGCTCCTGTATCGCCATATGAAAGAAGTCCATTGTCCATTCGATATTTATCTTCTTGGTATTCTTCTTCGGTTAATCTACCTATACCTGCGATAAATACTGCCTGTCCTTCTGGCTGTCCGTAATGTGCGGCGGCTTTTCTAATTTCAGACATTTTTTCTATGTCGCCGCGCATTGAAGGAATGTTTAAAACATTGTCATCGTCATCTTTAAAGACTCCGCCCTCTGGTAATAACCAGACGTATATTCCGTAGTTGGACGGATCTTGTACTATTTGTAAGCCCATGTACCTGATAATACCATATTAAGCGTTATTTGTATCGAAAATGTTCAAGTAAGAGTTAATTTTTTGTCTGGCAGGCGTCAAAGTGAACGATGAACTAGCATAAAGGTAGTACTCGTTAGCATGTACCCGTCCAAACAGTATTCTTACAAAGTCTCCATTTAAATTAGATTGAGGTGTTAATTGAGAAGAAGCAGACAGTTGATAGATAAGATTATCTTGAAGAGAAAGTATATAGTCTCCCTCTAAAACGTTATAACCGTCTACATATAAATCATCATTGACCATAGTTGATGCGGAAGTAAAGATTGATAATGAGCCTTCACTTAAAGCAGATACATTTTTATCGAATCTCAGTTGGTTCTTCAATGGCTGATATATAGAATTTATTGCTGAAGAAGAATAGTTTGTTTCTGGAGCGTCTATAAAATTAATAGAATAAGATGCTGAGTCATTTACCTTTAACACATACTCGCCAGCCCCAGTAAACTCTCTGTGCAGATATCCAGCGGCAGATGCGCTAACTGATGAGTCCATTATGTAAACATTTTGTATGTTGAAGTTAGATGAAGCGGTATCACCAAACCTAATAATAAAGTTATTAGAGTCTGACGTTGATAGTTTATTACCAAAGGAAAAGGTAAGGTGGCTCCATTCTTTTGGCTGGATGGTTGTTCCAACTAAACCATTGACATAAACGCTGGCAGAATTTGGGCTATAGGTTATTTGCCCACTATTGTTATTAATGCTGGCAGAAAAAAGCAATGTTGATCTAGAGGATGAAGAAAATATATTCAAAAGTTTATAGGTTTGATCAACCTGATCGTTCAGCCGTACAAAAGCGCCTACTGATCCAAGATATTTAAGCATGTGTATATTATACCCTCATTTAAATATACCTTGTTTTAGAAAAATACTTATTTATATTAAATATATTATCTTCGACTAGGCACTCATCTACTTCATTTACACTTTGATTTTGATATAAATATACATTTCTAGGTGTTCCAAACAGATTTTTTATTGACGACAGATATGATTTACAAATAAATAAAATATTTTCATCTATATTAATGATATCTGGATTTAATTTATATGAGTCGGACTGGATAAAAATTACCCCCTGATCAAATGCGAAATTGTAACAAAATTCAAAGTCATAGCCTACTGGGGCATTAAAATCTATAGTATTTTTTATACTTTTTGAATGAACAACCCATGCTCCATTCAGGGGCCAAAAATCATCACGGGCCATATCAGAATAATTAAAATTTTCTAAAATTTCATTACTAGTAAGACTTTCAAGTATCTTTTCTGCCTGACTTTCATCATCTATCATGTATATTTTATTACTAGGTTTAACTAAACACTCATACCTTTCACACAAATCAATGGCTTGGTGCAAAACAAAGTTTGGAATAATTAAGTTATCTATGATAACAAAAACTTCTTCATCTTCTTTTTCAAACAGGTCATTAATACTTTTACTGTAATCTATGCCATTTTTATCGCCAGCCCCAAAAGTTTTTACATTAAACCCCATGTCATTATAAAATTTTTCATAGATTAAAAAACTTGTTTTGTTATGAAAACCATCTATATAAAACATGTAGATATTATTTGTATACGACATTTATCTCTGGAGCCTTCCACCAAGGAGATGTTTTTTTATTAACAAGATCAATTTTTTCATATTCTAAAAATCCTTTTATAGATCTAGGAAGATAGCCAAAAAAATTGTTATTGTTATTAAATAAATTTAAAATAATCTCGTTATCACTAATTTTAAAATTTGAATAAATATTTTTATCTCCTATACTGGACTTTATATATTTATCAAATATTTCTATTTTTTCTTCATAACTTTTAAATTCTTTTGAGTAAAATTTTTCATATTTCCTATCATTGTTTTTACTGGTTCCATATTCATGGAATAATATTTGTTTTTTAAACCATACTAAATTATATCCTCTTGCGTATGATAGACAGGATTGATAAAATTCTTCCCCCCAAAACTTAATATCTTTATCAATATTTAAATTATACTTTGTAAGCCAAGGATTGGATTCTGTAAAGTAACAATGTGCAGATATTTTTTTTGCAGGCAAGAAACTATTATCTATAATATTTTTATTAATATTTTCTAAATCATCTTCCGTAATGAGCCTATCATTTGGCAAAGGAAACAGTAAATCAGAGTTATTAAAACTATCTCCAAGATTTTTATAGAAATCAAAGAACGGGAACCTATTTGTTAACCCTTCGGGCCTTGATGTGTTTTTAACATCCTTAATAGATTCATTTTCTATAACAGAATTACTACAGTATGAACTAAGGTATGTAGTCAGAACTCTTAGTTTTCCAAATGATTTTCTAGAATTTTCATATAATTCTATGAGTTCTGAATCCCAGTCAACAATGAAATCTGTGTGTGAATCTATAGAAAGAAAATATTTTTCATTATTAAAAAACTTTGTCGGAGATAGTCTCCCTTGACCAACTCCAGGATATAGATGCCATGGCTGTATATCGTATTTAACATTTTTAAAATTTTTATCTAAATATTTTTTGATATGTGTAAAAAATGGATTTTTATTATTTGTTATATCTTCTGGTTTCCAAAATATAGTTGTAGAAATTGATAGATTGTCTGGTTCTGATGAATAGTCGTAGGCTCTTTCTATAGTTGATAGAAATTCAAAGTCATTCATCGTGGGAACACACACAAAAATTTTATTCATACGTTTTTTTAACCCACATATGTTTTTTATAACCGTTATAAAAATGATTAAAAACC